CAGCGGGGTCGGCGTGTTGGGGGGGTCGGTTAGAGATTTTTTCGACCCCTCCCCTCTTGGCTCCGCGGCGGCGGTTGCATGAGGCGTGAGCGGGTGCGAGGTTCGGGAGGCTGTTGTCGCCTCCGTCTTGGATGGGGGTGAGGTGGTCGGCTTCGAGGGGGTCGTCTTCGGTGGCGGGCTTGTCGCATATCCAGCATCGGGGTTCGCCGGCGAGGACGATGGCGCGGTTGAGGAGGTAGAGCTCGTCGTGGTAGGGGTTGGGGCGTTCGCATGCCGGGCAGCGGGTCGTCGGGCTTGGGCGGCCGCATGTGACGCATGCGCGGAGGACGTTGCGGCGTGCGCGGTGGCGGAGGTGTGGGCGGAGGCGTGCGGTGTCGAGCTCGTCGAGCTCGGTGGTTGTGACGCCGTATCTGGGCATGAAAAAACCCGCCGGGGCGGGTGTGAGGTGATGGCTTGCGCGTAGTGCGTGCGTGCTGCTCTTCGGGTGCGAGCGGCGCGGCACGGTGGCGCGTTCGGGAGGTTAGCGGACGTTTCGGTCGGTGTTCAGTCCTCGGCGCGCGGGTGGACGTCGGTGAGCTCGTAGTCGAAGTGGACGTCGGCGGGAAGTTCTGCGGAGGCGCCTAGTTTGTCGGCTATGTCGCGCGCTTCGGCTTGGGCTCGCGTGAGGAGCTCGGTGGCTTCGGCTTGCGCTTCGGCGCGGGCGCGGTCGTAGTCGTCGAGGCTCATCGTGCGTCGGGTCGGGTGCCGTTGATGGCGCCGCTGACGCCGCGGGCGAGTGCGGGTATGCCGCGGAGTTGGCGTGCGTCGCCGCCGGCGGGCGTCTTGCGCGACGAGCTGGACGGTGGCGGGAGTGGTTGTCCGGTTTCGAGTGCGATGCGGGCTTGGCGTTTGTCGAGGTCGGTGGCGAGTTGGCGTTGGCGTGCGTGGCGGAGGTGGCGTGATTCGGTGGGGATGGGTTGGTTGTCGATGCGGTCGCGGCGTGTCATCGCGTGAAGTGGCGGTTGAGGATGCGGACGATGCGGAGGATGGGCGGCGTGAGGCTTGCGCGGAGTGCGGCGTGGAGCTCGGCGTCGAGCTCTTCGAATGGTGTGGGTGGTCGGCCGCCTCGTGGTGAGCGGATGGTGCGGGGCGGCGGGTCGGGTGCGCGGCTCATGCGGCTCCTCTCGTGCGTTGAGGTTCGGGTGAATGATGGCGGAGGAACGCGCCGGCGATGGCGGCGGCGACGAGCTCCGGGTTGGCGAGTTTCGCGTTGGCGCGTTGGATGCGGTCGCGGGCGGTGGTGAAGCTGACGTCGAGGAGGTGCATGACGCGTCGGTAGCCGGCGCCGCGGTTCCAGAGTTGCCATGCTTCGAATTCGCGTTGGGTGCAGACGAGGCGGGCGGTGCGTTCGAGGTGGAGGTCGACGGTCATGCGAAGAGGTCGTCTCGGGGGTCGTTGGTGGTGGGGCTCTCGCCGTGCCGGCCGCCCTGGTCACCCTCCCCCCTAAAGGGGGGAGGGGTTGTCCGGGCGGGTTCGCCGGGCGAACCGAGAGCCCTGGCGGGGGCGGGTAGGCCGGACCCGTCCGCGGGAGCGTCGGGGGCGGCTTTTTCGGCTTGGTTGACGCGAATCCAAGCGGTCTGCTTCTGACCCGCCCGGATGCGCCTGCGGGCGGCTTCGGCTTCCGACCCGCCCGGACCCGCCCGGAGAGGCTCCGGGGCGGCTTTTTCGAGCTCTTGGATGGTGTTGACGAGGTGGCCGTCGGCTTCGAGTTTGAGGATGGCGGCGGTGATGCGATCCTTGGAGCCGGCGACGTGCGGCGACTCGCGGATCGCGGTGGTGGAAACGTTCGGGTTCTTCTCGACGTAGTCGAGGATGGCTTGCCGGAGCTCGGCGTCCTTGGCTTCTTGGATTGCGGCGTCGACTTCGGGGTCGGGTTCGACGACGTACACTTCGAGCCGTTTGCGGTCGAATTCGGCGAGGGTTTTGGGGAAGCCGCGCACGTTGTTTCCGGTCGCCTGGACGTGGAGTTTTCCGTTGTCTTTGGTGACGATGATGGAGCACCGGACGGCGGCGGCTTTCCACACCGAGCCGAACGAGGAGATTTCGGCGGCGCGGCCTTTGTTGGAGTCGGACGGTTTTGAGGCGTGGTCGACGAGGACGATTGTGAGCCCTTCGACTTGGTCGCATAGCCGTTTGAGTTGGGCGTAGAGGTTGGCGACGTCGCGGGTGTCTTTGACCCAATCGATTCCGGGTGCGAAGTTGTAGAGCGAGTCGAAGACGACGAGCCGGTAGCCGTGCCGGCGGATTTGGTGTTTGACCTCGGCGATGTCTTCGGGGAGGCGGATGCCGGTGTTGAGGTAGAAGCCGAGCGGCACCACGTTCGCGTCCAGCTCGGCGGCGTAGTTCTGGATGCGTTCGAGCTCCTGCCGGCGCGAGTCGTCCGACCACCAATACGCGACGGGGGCTTGGGCTCGGATCGCGTACTTGTTGAGGAAGAGCCCTTGGCCGCGCGCCACCTTGGTCGCCAGTTCGAGCGCGATGGCCGACTTGTGCAGGTAGGGGAGGCCGACGATGTCGGCGAGGATGCCGGCTTGGAGGACGCCGTCGACGTACTCTTGCGTTTCGGGGAGCGGCTCGTGGATGGCGTCGTGCCACCAAAGCGGCTCTAGGGCGGTGGGGCGGTCTTCGGCGAGCTCGGTGAAGAGCTCTTGCGCGCGGCCGAGGAGCTGAGCGGGGGTTGCGGTGTTCGAGCGGGCGAGGCGTTCGACCTCGTTGGCGGCGTCCATGAGCGCGCGCGTTTGGGCGGTGTCGCGCACGATCCGCGCGTAGCGGGGCGCCATGGTGGTCGCGGGGACAATGGTGGCGAGCTCGTGGAGGCGATCCTTGCCGCCGACGGCTTTGAGGGTGTCGGCGTCGAGGCGTGAGGAGAGGGTGATGACGTCGGCGGGCTCGCCGGCGGCGTGGAGCTCGTTGATGGCGACGTAGAGCCTGCGGTGCGAGGGGTAGAGGAAGTGGCCGGCGCGGAGGCCGGTTTCGTTGACCTCGTCGACGACGGGGGAGTCGGGCTCGACGAGCATGAGCGCGCCGAGCACCGACTCCTCGGCTTCGAGGTTGTGCGGTTGCTCTTCGAGCACCGCGGCCTTCGGGACGCCGGCTGTGACGCTCACTTGCCGCCGTCGGCCGCGGGGAGAGCGAGTCGTCCGGCGACGATTTGCGGGATGAGCGCCTCCCCTATCGTCCGGCCGTCGGTCGACTCGATGAACGAGAGGAAGATGTCCTCGAACCGCACGAGCCCGAACGCGGCCGCTTTGAGGTTCCCTTCGAGGTACCACGCGAGTCCGCGCCACGCCTGTCGCTCACGCTGCGCGGCGTCGACCTTTCCCACGTTGCGCTCGTGGCCGGGCGGGAGCGGCGCGACTTCTAGCCGGACGAGTACGCGCCCGGCTTCGGTTGGCCATGCGAACCGGACGCGGCACAACGGGGCGTCTCCCCATTCCTCCTCGAATTGGACGCCGAGCGCGCCGGCGTTGCGGAGTAGGTCCCGAATGGTCGATTTGCTCCGCTCGACCGGGACCGACGTGTCCGCGTAGGGGGTGCGCGCCGCCATCGGACCGGCCCTATTCCGTGTCGGCGGGGTAGAGGGTGTGGACGCGGAAGCCGGCGGTGTAGACGACCGCGTCGAGGTCGCCGTCGCGGCCGGTGGTGTAGCCGTGCCGTTTGGAGCTGACGGCCGCCTCGACTTTGAGGGTGACGTCCTGGCCGAGCTTGAGGCCGCGCATGAATTCGACGTCGTCGGGGTTGCGGCGGTCGAGGAGGATGGAGCCGGAGAAGTCGAGCCGGATTTTGTCGACGTCCTTTTCGTCGACTTGGTCGAGGTAGAGCTTGGGGTCGGTGTAGTCGGCTTTGTCGAAGAGCCCGTCGCCGGCGGCGGCCTCCTCGTCGGTGGTGCCGTCGTTGGTGGTGGTCATCGGGTCGACTGTTGCGGTGTCGCTCATGCGTTCCTTTCGTCTCGTGGGTGCGGGTGTGTGACGCGTGCGGGGCGTCGAGCTCTAGTTGGTCGCGGCGGCCTCCTCGTCGAGTTTGCGAGCGTGCGTGCGTGCGCGCCAGAGCGCGTCGCGGAGGAGCTCGACTTGGGCCTCGTGGACGAAGAGCGCCGCGTTGTCGCCGAGTTCGAGCTTCACCTCGTTGGGGTCGCTCGCGTAGACGTCGATGCTGACGACCTCGCCGGTAACGTCGGTCGCGTCGTTGGCGTAGAGCGTGCCGGCGATGGCGGGCGGATTAGACGCTTGCATGGTTCTCCTCTCCGGTGGCGGATTCGCTCTTGGCGAGCTGGACGGGGTCGCGGATCGGGTCGGGCTCGACGAGTAGCTCGACGATGCGCGGGTAGAGCCAGTCGACGTTTGAGCGGTCGTCGGTGCCGTACCATTCGAGGAACGTCCGGCCGTAGGCGGGTTCGAGCACCGCGAGCTCGCGGTCGGTGGGGAGTAGCCGGCCGTTTTCGATGCGTGAGAGCGTCGCGCGCGGAACGCCGGTTTGGGCTTCGAGCTCGCGGAGCGAGAGGTCGAGGGTGGCGCGGTACTCGCGGAGGCGGCATCGGAGCCTCATGCGGCGACCCCACGAGTTTCGGCCGCGGCGCGGTAGTGAATTTCGAGGAGCCACGGCGCGACGCGTGCCTTGGGCGGGATGCCATTTCGGCCTCGCGCTCGACCCATCGCGCGGATAAAGCCTTCGACGATGTCGCACGCCTCGAACGGGTGGCAGTTGAACCATTCGCTAAACGCTCGGGAGTTGCGGAGCGTGGAGTGGACGGCGACTTCGATGCTTCGCGCGTCGCTCCACCGCTCGAACCTCCAAGCGCGGACGAGCTCCACGTAGACGTTGCCGGCAAGCCGGAAGTCGTTGATGCGATCCTCGACCGAGCGCGAGGTGATACCGACCTTGACGGCGTGCTGGCCATCGATGACGTAGAGGAACGTCTCCCCTCTCACGAGACGCCACCTTTCGCGGGTTGCAACCGTGCCACTAGAAGCCTTCCGGCCACTCGACGGTTTCCGGGTCGTACCGTTCGCCGGTGCCGAGGCAAGACGGGCAGGGGCGGCGGCCATCGTCGGCGTCGGGGTCGGCGAGCTTGCCGGTGCCGCCGCACCGCGAGCACGGCTCCGGGTCGGTGAAGAGCGACGGTTGCTCGACGGTCATGCGGCGAGCCGAGTGATTGCGGGGATGGCGTGGATGGGGGCGCCGTAGTTGGTGAAGAACGTGAGCGGGTCGATGGTGCTGAACGCGCGCTCGACGCCGCCGCGGCGTTCGGCGGCCTTGCGCGCGGACGCGCTCGCGTGCTTCCGTCTCCTGCGGCTCATGGGCGCGCCTCGAATCCGGCGAGGACACGGACGCCGTCGACGATGGCGATGAGTGCGTCTCGGCGTCGGTTGATGTCGGCGAGCTCGGCTTCGAGTTCGGGCAGACGGTCCACCAACGAGACGCTTGCGAGCGCACCGTCCGGCTCCGCCGCTCGAACCGGCGGGACGACGGCCTCGGCTTCGGTGCTAGTGCCGTTCGCGACGTCGCGGATTCGTTGCGCGAGCTCGCGCGCCTGGTCGACCGCCTTGTCGGCTTTGACGTCGTCGCCGGAGCGGCGCGCGTTCTCGGAGACGCGTTCGCCGTCATGCTCGATTTCGTCGGCGGCGATGAGCGCCTCGTCAACGGTGCGGTAGCGGAGTCCGGTGCCGGGGACCTTGACCGTCCAGACAATCGGGACCGCTTGACCGTCGGCGACCGTGCGGCCTTGCGTCGGGCGAGCGAAGCCGGCACGCTCGACCGCGTTGGCCCATGAGCCAAAACGCTTGCCGATGGTGTGAGCGGAAGGGTGCGAGTCCTCGGCCGTCTTCCATTCGATTGACGTCGGTGCGCGGCCGTGCTCGCGGCCGTAGGCGCGGAGCGCGTCGAGCATTTCGTCATCCGTCCAATGGAGCCGCCCGGTGGGTGTGCCTGCCTGGCCGCCACGCCGGCGCGGTTCGAGGCCGGCTGCGGCAACGGCGGCGTTCCAGCTACCGAATGTCTTGATGACCGTGGAGGCGGCGGGTCGGCGGCCGGTGGGATCGCGTCGCGTCCACGAGTCGGAGGTTGGGGCGGCGCCATCGGTGGCTTCGGCTTGGAGCGCGGCGATGATGCGGTCGCGTGTCCATCGCCGCGGAGCGCCGCCGTTGGTTTCAGAGTGAGACTCTGATTTGGCGCGCTCGACTTCCGCGCCGTGCGCCTGCTCTCGGTGGTTGGCGTACTCGCGTCGGCCATCGCGCGCCGTGCCGTCGAAGGTCCAGTCGCAACCGTCGTAGCCGCACCTTGTAAGCGTCGGCAGTTGGTCGGCCCATTCGCGCTCTTCGGCGTCGAGTTGTCCGTGCGTCTTTCCGGCGCGCGATGCCGCTGCCGTGACGCTCAAGTGATGACCTCTCTTTCGTCGGCGAGCTCGTCCTCGCGTGCGACGGCCGGCGTGAGGAGCTGACGGTCGCACCACGAGCAAGCGCCGTTGCCGTTCGGGATCGTTTGGACGCGGCATCCGCCGCAGTAGGCGGAGATGAGAACGAGCGCGCCGTTGGTGCCGCGGGCGTAGCGGACGCGACGGTTGAGCTTCACGCCGCGGCCTCAAGCTCGTAGTAGGCGATGGTGGCGCGCGCGATGGCGTAGGCGTCGAACGCGTCTTGCGGCCAGTCGGAGAGCTCGGGAGTCCTGGCGAAGAGCTCGTCGACGACCCAATCGCGGACGTCAACCTTGGACGCCTTTGCCTTGCCGACGGTGAGCGTCTTCCACGTTTGCGGCGGAAGCTCGACGACGTCGAGCTCGACGGGGAGGCATGCGAGGATCGCGCCTTGGATGCGGAGGAGCGATGCGACGGAGCCGCGGTTTTGCGAGTAGGGGCGTTCGATGCCGACGGCGACGACGGTGTCGAGCCACGACCTCCGGGCGGGCATGAGGTCACGGATGCGGCGCGCGCGCGTGAACGCGTCGCCGGGTGCGGCGTCGAGGCGGCGGCGGTGCCAACGTGCGTCGCCGGTGTCCTCGTCGACCATGACGACGTCGATGGCGTGCACCGAGTAGTCGATGCCGGCCACGAGACTCACGAGCTCCACCTCCGCGCGGCTTCGCGGACGCACCGCGAGCAATCGCCGGTATGCCAAGAGGCGGCGCCGGAGACGACGGCGGGGCTTACGCGCTTGCTTCCGCGTCCGACGAGCACCTTGCAAAGCGTCTTCGCTTCGCCTGGTAGCCGAAGATGCCGTTTGCCGACGGCGAGGGTGTTGGCTCCGCCGCGGTGCCATGCGACCCATTGGAGGCGAACGCCGTGGAGAGTCACGAAGGTCGACTCGGCGTCGTAGGGGTTTGTCCTCACGAGGCGGCCTCGGCGAAAAGCGACTGTTGCGCGAGCCGACGCGCGGCGTCGTGGCAGTAGCCCGCGTCCAACTCGACGCCGATGGCGCGCCGTTCGAGGCGGCGGGCGGCGAGGAGCGTGGTGCCGGAGCCGGCGAACGGGTCGAGCACCGTCTCACGCTCTAGCGTGGTGAGGAGGACGAGGTGCTCGGCGAGGCCGAGCGGCATCGGTGTCGGGTGCGGGTTCGACTTGTCCTTGCCGACGGGGAACGAGACGACCGACGCCGGCCGGGCGCCGAGCTCGTTGACGGTGCCGACGCGGTCGGGCCGGCCCGGAGTGCGGACTGTCTCTTTGACGCCACGGTCGGCGTAGAACCGGCGCCGCATGCGCGCAAGCGATTCGGGGTCGTATTCGGTGCGGACGTGGTCGGGGTGGAATTCGTCGGCCGGCAACCGATCCGCGTGGCCGAAGAGGAGGACGAGCTCGTGCGCGTTGGTGACGACCTCCCCTTGGATGGGGTTGGCGTTCGGCTTCCACCAAACGAGATGGTCGCGGAGCACCCATCCCTCGGCCTCGGCGAGCTCGACGAGCTCCACCCACCAAAGCCGCTCTCGGCGATCCCGCCAGAGCCGGCCGACGTTGAGCGCCATCGGTCCGCGCGAGACGCCGAGGAGCACGTGGAAGAGGAGCGGCCATTGGCCGGTCGGCACGTGCGGGACGTCCTCGCGCGCGTCCATGTACGGCGGCGAGGTGACGATGGCGTCGACGCTGCCGTTGGGCGCGTGGACGAGGTGGTCGAGCGCGGCGGCGTGGTAGAGCTGGACGTCGCGGTCGTGAATCACGTTCGCGCCTTTCGGAAACGCGCAAGCGCGACGCCGACGTCACGCTTGGCGTTGTCGAGGCGTAGCTCGCATTCGCGTAGCCATTCGTCGCGGTTGTCCCCACGAGCCAATTCGCTCCTGACCTCTTCGAGCTCGGCCATCGCGCGCGCGAGGAGCTCATCGGTGAGCATCCCCTCGGTTTCGCGCCCTTCTTTCATGGCTTGCATTCCCACTCGCGCCATCCCTCGCGCGCGACGGTGTAGGCGGCGGTGAGCGCGTTGAGGAGCGGGTCGAACACCGAGCCGAGCCAAGCGAACGGTCCGCGCTCGAACATCGGACCCTCTTGGAAGATGCCGCGGTATTGGCCGTTGACGGCGGCGGGGTTGTGGCCGCTCTCGCACGACGCGACGGCATGCATGGAGCGGCAGGGGACGCGGTAGACGGTGCACGCGAGCCCGATGGCGTAGTTGACGGTTGGTTGCCACTCGCGGACGAGCCGGTTGACTTCGCGGCGGTTGCGTTGCGCGCGCGTTGCCCACCATCTCGTCGGCTTCCCCTGGTAGGTGGCGAGCACGCGAACGGTGCGGGTGGTGGTGACGGTCGTGGTGACGGTCGCCGGCGGCGGCGTGTCCGACCACGAGCTCGGCGCGAGTAAGACGCCGGCGGTGAAGAGCGCGACGGTGGCCGCGATGAGTCTCACGATGAGGTACTCCCTTCGGTCGATTTCGAGTCGACGCTCGTGGGTGCGTCATCGGGCCGGCCCGCCACGTAGCGTGCGCGCTCGTGGAGGTCGCCGGCGAGGTCGGGCGCGGAATGTTGTGGGTCATCGCTCTCGGAGAGCGGCGAACCTTGCAACGGAGGTTCGAATCCTCCCGCCCCCACTACGGTCGAGGCCGCCAAACCGGAATTCGCCGCCTCGCCAGCATCCGAGCCAAGCCACGAGAGCGAGCGCACGCGGCTCATCGCTTGCACCTTGTCCAGTTTGCGGAGGTAAACCTGCGTCGTTTGGAAGGCGGAGTGACCCATGAGCTCGCGGAGGCCGTGGAGGTCGCCGGGGTTCGCTTCGAGGTAGAAGACGGCGAACGCCGCCCGGAGCGAGTGGACGGTCGCGTGGACGCCGGCGCGGTCGGCGACGCGGCGGAGGACGCGCCATATGACGCGGTCGTCACGGTCGCCGCCGCGGACGAGCTGCCCCTCGGGCGGGACGAGGTAGTCGTCGGGCTCGACGATGGCGCCGTCGGCGATGGCCGCCTCGATGAGACTGGCGAGCTCGACCGGCACCGGCTTCCATATCGTCTTGCCGCCCTTCTCGTGGAAGCGGAGGAGGCCGCGCGGCCGGTTGTAGTCGCGGAGGCGGAGCGTGGCGATGGCGCGCCGGCGCGGGCCGATGTAGGCGGGGATCGCCACGGTGAGCTTCTCCGTCCACGTGCGGGCGGCGGCGAGGAGCGCCCGGACGTCGTCGGCGGTGACTTCGACAACGTCGAGGTCTTCGGGACGTTGCCGTTTCGGCCGGCCGATGGTGCGGGTGGGCGCGCGCTTGATGCGCTCGGTGTCTTCGAGCCACTTGAAGAACGAGCTGAGGACGGAGTAGGCGTGCGCGCGCGTGCCGGGCGCGTGCCGGTTGTAGCGGTCGAGGTAGCGGCGGACGTCGTCCGGGGTGATGCGCGCGACGTCGAGCTGAGCGGGGAGCCGGTCGGCGAACCGGTTGAGAATGCGGCTGTAAGTGTCGGCCGTCCTCTTCGAGTAGCCGCGGCGGCGGAGGTCGCCGACGAAGAGGTCGATTGCCGTTTCGATGGTGAGCATGGGGCGGACGATGACCCCCTCGGCGACTTCCTGCAACGCGTCGGTGACGCCCGTGGCGATGTCGGTCACTAGTAAAGGCTCCGGTACTCGTCGACGACGCCGTCGTAGTCGATGCCACCGACGTCGCAAAACGTCTTGAAGTGCTCGTCGCAAACGGCGACCGCGCCGACCATCCAACGGCCGTCTTCGCCGCACGTTCGCGTCCGCTGGTCGGTCGGGATCGGCTCGTTTTCGTCGTCGACGGCGCGGCCGTTCTCGTCGACGGGGACGACGCACGCGAGCTCCGGCAACCCGATTATCGGAATGCGCATGATGTTCACCTCGGTCATGCGGCTCCTCCCTCGACGATGAGCTCGTCGTAGACGTCCATTGCGTCGACCTCGCGGCCGGGACCGGCGATCCGTTGCGCGGCGACCCATAGAGCCGCTCGCGTCCGTTCGAGCGAGTCGTCAAGCTCGGGCGGCGTGACGCGCTCGGGCTCCTCCGGCTCCAAGCCGAGCTCGTCGCGGACGTCGGCGATCCGCTGTTGCACCACCTCGAAGTCGCGGCGGAGCTCGTCGTAGTCGCGGAACGCGCGTTGGAGCTTCGACCGCAACGATTCGCGGACGACGACGTCGGAGTCGAGTTGCTCGCGGAGGATGACCACCAACGACTCCCTCATTTGCCACTCCCCGGCGCCGAACGCCAATGAGGCTTCCGCTTGCCGTCGAGGAATTCTTCGACTCCGCGCGCGTCACGCTCGGCAAACCCTGTCTGCGCCTCGACGAGCCACCACGCAAGTACGCGGATCGTGTCCTCGATGCGTTCGAGGCGTTTCTCGACGCTCGGCCCACTCGTGCGCTCGCACATTTAGAGCGCCTCGACTTCGGCGAGGAAGCGGAGGACGTCCTGCTCGGTCCAACCGTGCGCGTACTCGAACGCGAGCGAGACGCCGCGCGGCGTCACGTGCGGCGAGCCGGAGGTCCGTGGACGGGTCGGCCGTCTACACTCGAACGCCGGCCGAGGGGAGGAATTGTCGACGCATGCAGACGCCGTCGAGTGACCCTTCGGGACCCGTCCACGCACCTCCGGCCAAACGAGGATCGCGTTGACGACGATGGAGAGGAAGAGAAGGCCGCTCATGCCGGCTCGCCACCCGATTCGAGGAGCCTTTCGAGCCGCTTGATTTCGCCGGCGTTACGGTCAAGCGTCGCGCGGCGCCGATCCGCGGCGGCCGCGCTGACGGGCGAGCATTCGAGCATGCGCTCGCGGTCGCGGCGAAGCTCGGCCAGCTCGGCGGCGACTTGCTCGCGCTCGGGCATCGTCAGTCTCATCGGACGCGCGCGTCCTCGCGCATGCGGTTGAGGTCGGTGAGCGTCTCGTTGAGGCCGTCGACCTCGTCGTCGACGATGCCCATGCCGCGCTTGATGGCGAGCATGGAGCGTGCGAGCGCGCCGGCGTGGTCGAGGGTGTAGAGGAGCCCCTTGCCGAATTTCGCCTCGGCCACCTTGGCGTTGACGTCGACGTCGACGTCTTCGAGCGCGAGCTTGATGACGATGAGCTCGCCGAAGGTGAGGTGGAGGTCGACGAGGAGCGGGTTGCCGAACGCGTCGCCGAAGCGGAGCTCGGGGTCGAGGTTGAGGTCGAGGTTGAGGTCGTGGTCGCTCAAAACGGGGCTTCCTCTCCGAAGTCGTCGGGGGTGAGGCCGGCAAGGACGCGCGCCGGCGATTGCTCTTCGAGCTCTTCGGGTCGCGGTTTCACGGTCCACCGTTCGGATGGCTTGCCTTCCTTGCGGAACGGTTCGAGGACGGTGGCGTCGACGGCGCCGAGCTCGATGGCGGTCTTGATGTCCCACGTGACGCGGCCGGCGATGGGGGTGATGCGGACGGAGAGCTCGTCGAGCGGCGAGACGTACTCGCGCGCGGGTTCGATGGTGCGGCGGAGCTCGTCGCGTTTGAGGTTGCGGTTTTCCTCGACCTCGGCCACGCGTTCCTTCGCGGTCTTGAGCTCTTGCTCGATGGCGTAGAGCTCGCCGGCGAGGGTGGCGATGTCGCCGTCGAGCTCGATGGGGTCGGGTGGCGTCCAGTCGGCGAAGCACGTGCCGGCGTGCGGGCATTGGAGCGAGAACGCGTCGGACGGCTTCGAGCAAACGCGCTCGGGCAGCTCGGCGCGCGGGTTCGCGGCGCCGGCGACCGTGTCGGCGATGGCGCGCACCTCCTCTTCGAGCTCGACCGGCACCACCGGCATCGGCAGCGGACGCATGACGAGGTTCGACGGATTCACCAAGACGAGGAGCCCTTGCTCGGCGTCGGGGTCGAAGATGACTTGGCCGGCGAGTTGGAGGACGTGGTGGTGGAGCGGCACCAACGAGCTCGTCGACTTCGCCTCGACGGCGAGCTTCTCGGGCTTGACGAAGATGTCGCCGTGCGCGATGCCGGCCGGCCATGGGATCGGCTTGTGCCGGACGAGGTTGTCGCGGCCGTACCGTTCGGCGAACCGGTCGAAGACGTAGTCCTCGATTTGTTTTCCGCGGAGCATGTAGCCGCGCTGGACGTCGTCCGGTTCCGCGGGCTCGGCGCCGCGGAGGTCGTATGCGGCCATGCGCGGGCAGCGGACGGCGTGCGACCACCGTGAGCGCGCCTCGAAGCCGTGCTCTTGACCCCTTGCCGCCTCGGTCACGTGACGGCCGGGGTGTCCTCGATGAGCGGGAGGTTGAGCTTGCGCGCCTGCCGGTCGCGGTTGAAGCGGGTGAGGTATCCCTCGGAGGTGGCGATGGGTTGGCCGGCGGGGTCGTTGATGTTGACGATGCGGAAGAACCACGGCTGACGGCCGGCGCCTTTGGCGAGCTGGACGGCGTAGACGCCGCGGGTTCGGCGCGCGCGCGTCACGCCGCGCTCGTCTCGGCCGAAGTGACCGTGACCGTCGCCACGTGCGCGCCATCGTGGCCGGCCAGAAGCTCGCACCACGGCCCGCCGTCATCTCCGTTCATGGGCATTCCGCAAACCGCGCGCGGCTCCCTTATCGGCGACGCGTCATGGACGCCGCCGTAGACGTCGAGGTGGACGCGCGCGTAGTCGAGCGACTCCTTGGCCGACTTGACGGTGCCGGAGATAAGGCCGAGGTTGTGCGCGTGCGTCTCGCCGTGGCCGAAGATGTCGGCGCGGACCGCGTCGAGGATTCGCGTGAGGGTGGAGCTCGCGCGGACGAGCGAGTCGAGCTCGGCGGGCGTGAGGTGGAGGAGCGGCTTGTCCATGAGAGCCCGGCCTCCTAGCCGGGGATGCCGTAGGAGTCGAGGAGCGACTTGAGCTTCGAGCCGAGCTGACGGTCGCCGGAGAGCCAACGCGCGTCGGTGTTGCCGGCGGCGACGATGCGCCGGGCGAGGTCGATGCGCGAGGTGGGTTGCGGTGTCGCGTGGCCGGCGTCCCACGCTTTCGCGGCGTTCTCCATCGTCGTCCGCGTCGCGGCCGCGGTCGGTGCGACCGGCGCCGGCGGATGCTTCGACAGGTAGCTCTTGATGTCGGCGAAGTCCTGGTCGGTGATGTCGGAGTCGGCGAAGATGGAGAAGCGGCGGCCGCAACCGGCGGCCTCCAAGAGCGGCACGTAGGCGGAGAACGGAAGCCGGTTATTCGGCTTCGGCATGTTCGACTCGGAGACGTGGAGGCCGATACACGGCGCGATCCGGTCGGCGGCGAAGCCGTGACCGGTCCATTCGAAGATCGCGTTGGCCGGTGTGAGGAAGTCGGCGGCGTTGTAGTACGCCTGCGGTTGCGCGACGTAGCCGCGGTCGACGGCGCCCTTCACGTTGACGGGCAGCGGCCACTTGTCGGGGTCCGTGCCGTTCCCTTCGCACGAGAGCGCCTTGGGCCCGGTGTAGTGGTCGAGGTGTTGCCAAAGCGCCGTCGGGTCGGCGTTGTCGAGCACGACCTCGGCGTCGATGATGAGCCCGTCTTTCGCTCCGAGCGCCGAGAACGCGAGGCCGTCGCCGTCGGCCGCGAAGTCGGCGGCGTTGTAGGTGACTCCCCACACCGGGGCGGCGAGGCCGGCGGCGTGGATGGCGTCGAGCGAGAACGGTTGCGACCCTCGGTTCCACGTTTGCGGTGCGACCCACACCAAGCCGGCGTCCTTGCATTTGGCGATGAGGTCGGGGCTCGCGCCGAGGCGGCAGAGCACGCCGGGTTCGGTTAGGTCGAGCGTCATGGTGTCCTCCGTTTGCGCGCCCTGACTTTCCAGTCGAACGCGACGAGGTCGAGGTCATAGGGGTCGTCGCCGGCGAACGGCGTGAGCTCGACGTCGCGGCGCCACCGGTTGAGGTGGAGCTCGTTGACGATGAGCCCGCCGAGCACAAACGCCGAGACGGCGGCGGTGATGACGAGCGCGGCGACGCTCATGCGGCGAGCCGCTCCTCGGCCGTCGCGCGAACGGACGCGTCCACAGCCCTCACCGGACCTGCTTGATGCGCGCGGTCAGCTCCTGCACAAGGTTGTACACAGAGCGGTCTTCCTTGATCAGGCGGGCGATCTTGGAGGTGGCATGGATCACGGTCGTGTGGTCGCGGCCGCCGAACTCCTTGCCGATCTTCGGAAGCGACGAGTCGGTCAGCTCGCGCGACAGATACATCGCAACCTGCCGCGGATAGACGATTGCCTGTGAGCGCCTGTCGCCACACAGCTCCTCGAGCGACACGCCGAAGCGGTCGCTGACGGTCTTCTGGATTCCCTCGATCGACACGGCGGCGAGCTCTCCCTGCGGGTAGACGTCCTTCAGGACCTCCTGCGCGAGCTCGACGGTCATCGGCCGGCCGGTCAGCGACGAGAACGCGACGACACGCGTCAGCGCGCCTTCGAGCTCGCGGATGTTCGTCGAGATCTGCGAGGCGATGAAGGTGAGGACCTCGCTCTCGTTGACGGTGATGCCGTCGCTTTTCACCTTGTTGCGCAGGATCGCGATGCGCGTTTCGAGATCCGGAGGCCGGTCTTGGTTGGCGAGGATCGCGCGGAGCTTGCGGTCGGCGTTGCGCTCGACGAGGTACACCCATCCGCGCGACATTCCGAACCGGTCGGCGAGCTCGGCCATGCTGACGTTGCAGAGCCGCCGGTCGAGGAAGACCTCGCGCTCTGTCGGGTCGAGATGCGCCAGCGCGCGGAGCACGGCGAGCAAGTCTCCGCCGGCAATCACGCGACGCTCCGAGGGGGTTGCAACCACGCGGGAGGTGCTCCTAGCCGGAGGAAGCGGCCGATGGAGTTCGCGGCGGCGCGGCCGGCGGCGATGTCGAATGCGAGCCGGTTGCGGTCCATCGCCTCGGCGAGCGGTCGGGCGTCGGCGCGGAAGACGACGCGGAGTTCGGGCGTCATCTCGGCGCCTCAAGAATGGCGAGGAGGACGATGGCGGCGGCGCCCCATCCGGTGAGTGCGAGGAACGCGTTGATGCTCGGGCGGCGGCGACCCATCGCTGACGTGATGGCGATGGCGAACGCGAGCACGGCGCCGACGAGGAGATACGCGGTTGCGATGGCGAGCGCGAGCGTCACGGCGCGGCTCATGCGGAGGCTCTCCTGCGCTCGCGCGCGTAGGCGCGTTCGGCGGCGCGGACGGCTTCGAGGTGCTCCGGGCAGAGTCGCCGGCGGAAGTAGCCGGCCTTGCCGAAGTTGAGCGGCGTCGAGCCGCGCCAACCGTGCGCGCAAACCGGGCATCCCTCGCCAAGAGTCATTCGACGATGTCTCCCTCGGCGGGTTGGAGCCGTTCGAGTCCCTCGGCGTACCGGGCGGCCGTCGCGGCGTCGAGTTCCTCGACGGTGTCGACGCCGAACGCACCGACGAGCAACGTGTCGGCGGCGGCCTCGTCGATGCCGTCGCGGAGCGTGGCGATGCGGTTGAGGAGCGCGTCGTCCGGCACCTCGCGCGTCGCCGGCTCCTCGCGCGTCCGCACCGGCTCGTCCGGCGCCGGAGGAAGCTCGGCGACGAGTTCGCGGAGCCGCTCTCCGCCGACCGTCGACCCCGTCGACCACGATGAGGGGGTCAGCTCGTGGTCGCGGTCGAGGTCGTCGTGGGTGACCGGCGGGAGAGCGGCGCGCGATTGGATGGGTGCGAGCTCTTCGAGTTGCGCCCGGAATTCCGCGACCGACAACGGCGTGCGAACGGCGAGCGCCCAATACTTAGAGGTGAGACGCTTTCCGTCAACGACGGGTCGAGCGGTGGCAGGTTGCAAGTAGAGGATGAGCGGGAGGCCGACCCACCGGCCGCGGAACGCGCGCCATTGGTCGCGCAGGACGGCGAAGAGGTTGTGGGTCGAGACTTCGGAGGTGGTGGCGATTTCCGCCCATGAGCCGACGCCGAGGACGTCGGGCACCCAAAAGCGGAAGGTGGTGTAGAGCTTGATTTGGTACTTGGCGACGAGGTCGTCCTCGGGTCCGTTGATTTCGACCTCGCCGCGCTCGCCGTTCGACTTCCAAACGGTGAGCTTCTCCGGCTCGTTGACGGCCTGGTAGGAGCCGTCGAGCGCGCGCTCGACGTAGTTGGACTGGCCGAGCGCACGGAGGTAGCCGCCGCTTTTCGAGCTCGGGCCGCCGCCGGCGTAGCTCTTCCAGCGGAGGTCGAGAATGTCGGGGAGGTCGCCGGCGACGGCGATGGGCACCTCGGCCGGCTTGTCGCCGAAGACGGCGTGGAATTTGTCGGCGTACGGTCCGGGCTTCGCGCGGAAGTAGTCGAGCTTTTCCGGGTGCGAGCTCGCGCCCTTGTCGACGAAGCGGCCGATGGAGAGGACGAGGCCGGGCTTGGCGCGGAGGCCGAGCGGCGACCTCGTCCTCTTGGCGACGGTTTCGCTCACGAGCCGGCCTCGGTGCAGAGGTCGAGGTCGTCGCGGTCGACGGCCGCCCACCAAAGCGGGAAGCGGTCGGCGATCTTGCGAGCGACGCCGCGGTTGCGACGGATCGACTTGGCGAACGCGTAGCCGACCGAGCGGCGCGCACGTGCCTCGGCCTTGTCGACGCCGGCGAGCCCGAACGCGGGGAAGCACGCGAGCGCGAACGTCCACGCCTCGACCTCTCGCACCCACCGAGGCGGCTTGGCGTTGCGGTGGAGGAGTTGGTGGCCGACCTCGTGCGCGAAGATGGCGAACGAGACGGGACCGCGAGGACGTGGCGCCTCAATGCCCCAATCGTCGGAGCGGGTGTACGCGATGCCGGAGGAGCCCGAGCGGGTCGCGCGGAGCTTGCAACCGGACGCGATGATGAGCGCGCCGGCGGCGAGCTCGAACGGGTTGTCGCGGCGCGCCGTCATGCCGCCTCGTTGAAGTGGTCGAAGCGGTGACCCTCGACGAAGTCGGGGTCCTGCTCGTCCGCCCATGAGCGCCGCTCGTCGGCGTCGGCGGCCTCCTCGACAAGCCGGCCGTAGTCGGGGTGCGAGACGAAGGGGTCGTCGTAGAGGTTGTGGCGGACCGCCTCGGCTTCGGTGAGAAGGCCGAGGTGGCCGGCGAGGATGGCGGAGCCGCCGACGATGTCGGCACCGGCGGCGAGCCGCTCGCGGAGTGTGGGCCGGCCCGCGCTCATCGGAGAGCCTCGACGACCGCGGCGACGGCCTCGTCCTTGGTGGGGTAGCCGGTGCGATCCCCAACGAGCTCGGCGCGGGTGTCGGTCGCCATCCACCGTTCGAGGACGCCGGAGAATTGCACCGCGCCGAGGTCGCGCCCTTCGACCTGGACGGCGTAGCTTTCGGAGCCGAGCGGGAAGACGTCCGGCTTGAGCGCGTCGTTGATGTCCTCCTCGACGACCGCCTCGTCCGACGCGAAGATGCCTTGGAGCTTCCGGCCGAAGTCGGGGTCGTCCTCGATGAGCGTGGCGACGTTCTCAAGCGCGTATCCCTCGCGGAGCGCGTCGACCATGTTGAAGTTGCGGCCGAGGTTGATGCGCGACGCCGCAGTTGTGCGGAGCGTGCCGATGAGGAGCTTGACGGTGTCGGGGACGGAGAGCGGTGTCGCGTCGGCGAGCTCACGCTCGGCGTCGCGGATCGCGTCCCACGTTTCGACCCACTCGTTATGCCAAGCGCGGTTCCGCTCGACGTAGACGCCGATGTCCTCGCCGGGCTTGCGGAGCTCGTCGGCGCGGATGCGTTCGGCGTGCTCGCGCAACTCGGCGAGCCGTCTTTCGATGGATGCGACGGCGGGGGTCATGCCGTCACCTCTTCGCGGCGCCGTTCGAGCTCGACTTCGAGCTCCGCGAACGCCGCGGATGCGCGGGTGTAAAGCACGGTCAGCATGTCTTCCTCCTCGTCCTCGTCCGACGGCGGCAACGCGCCACCGTGGCTTCCGAGAACATCGGCGAGCACGCCGCGCGACTCCTCCGAGGGGAGGTTGTCGCCGGCGAGCCAACGTTGGATATTCCGGCGTCCGACCTCCGGCGACGTGCCGGTCTTGGCCGCGAAGAGGCGGCCTAGCTTCCTGGCGGAGAGCCCCGTGCGGTCGAGCTCGGTGCGGAGTGTCCGCCCGAACGCGAGAGCTTTGGGGTTCTTTCCGGTGGTGGTCGGAGCCATGGGGCTCCATTTATGACACCCCATGACGCCGGTGTCAAGAGGAATTTGCCACCGGTGTCACGGACGGCTGACGCCTTGGCGTGCCGCCTTGGCACCGTCAGACTCCCCCCATGACCTCTCCGGCTGAATCCGGCGAGGAGGTGGCTATGCGGCTATCTACGCTCCTCGAAGAGAGGAGGCTTTCAAACCGCGCCTTGGCGCGCCTGCTCGCGGGCGCCGACGCGCCACCGGACGCCGTCGAGATTCAACGCCGCGCGGTGCAGCGATGGCGCCGTGGTGTCACGCCGAACGCCGAGAGTAGCGGGCGGTGCCGCGGGCGGGCGCCTCGCCGTCCAGCTCGCGCGGCGGGAGAAGCAACGCGCGAGAGCGGCCATGCCGGATGATTGCGTCGGCTATCACCCACGCGAGCGGGAGCACGATGGCGGCGATGCCGGTGATGAGCTTCTCGGTGCGGTTGTCGATGACGCCGTTGGCGACGAGGAGCCCGCAAACGGCGGCGACGGCCGCGAGGATTTGCGCCGGCGTGATGTCGGGCGTGGCGAGGCCGGGGTTGTCGACGTTGCCTCTCATGGGTGACCTCCTCCGAGTAAATCTCGGCAGTTGATGGGGTGGATGGAGTGGAGTGCGAGCCGGTAGAACCTGCGCGCCTCGGCTTGGCGTTTCGGGTCGTTGCGGAGCGAGACGCGCGAGTTGCGTGCGAGCGCGATGAGCATGCCGCGGAGTTGCTCGCGGTTCGCTCTGGCGGTGCGGCATATCGCCGCGTTCGCGTGGCGTTGGTCGTGGATGCGTGCGACGGCGACCCATCCGGCGAGGGAAAACGCGACGAGCGTGATGACGGCTCCGAGAGGGAGGAGCCGTTCGAGCCACTTGTAAAAGCGGTGGTGTTTCATTTGCCGATGAGTGCGAAGACGGTGAACGCGAACGCGATGGCGGAGCCGACGACCGCGAACGCGAACGAGTAGAACGCGCGGCGGAGCGAGCCGACCTCCTCGTCGAGTTGGTCGAAGAGCCGTGCGACCTCGGCGTCGACGTGGGTGCGGAGGTTGCGGATGTCATGGCGCGCTTGCCGGATTTGCTCTTCGATGACGCCGAGGTTGAACCGTTCGAGCGCGACGAGCCGACGCTCGTGGTCGGGTCCGGCGCCGGAGCGGCGGAGCTCGTCGATGTTCTTCTCGGCACCCTCGACGCGTCTTTCGAGCGAGCGGATGCGGAAGTCGCCGTTGCCGGCCTCGTGACCCCTAACGTCGGCCATCATCCGGCCTCGTGCTCGACCGGCGTCTCGGCGGAGACGTTGGTGAAGAGCGAGATGAGGATGGCAACCTCGGAGAGCGCCCACACCATCCACACCGCGTCTTTCCACTCGAACCGAAGCGGGACGGTGAGCGTGACGATGATGAGGAGCCACGCGTTGAGCGAGCGGCGGTCGCGCGCGGTCGTGCGCCGGACGATCCAGTCGCCGGGCGCGTGATAGATGCCGGCGGCCGTCATACGGTTGCGAGGACGCTGACGAGTTGCTCGACGTCGGTTCCCCATAGGCGGAATTCGTCGATGGCTTCGCCGACGATGTCCTCCGCGGTCCGAGTGCCGGGGCTTTGGAGGAAGCCGAGGATTTGGCCGTAGAAGAGCGGCGCGGTCCTGTCGGCGGGAAGCGCGAACGTGGCGACGGTCGCGGCGAGGCCGATGAGTTGCCGGTCGTACTCTTGGACGCCGGCGGTGTTACCGGGAAGCGTCGTCGAGCCAATCATGCCGAGGGTGGTGTTGAGCGCGTTCCATCGTGCGGCGCCGCGCTCGACGGTGCGCCATGCGACGAGGAGTCGGCGTCGCTCGTCGACGGCGTGAAGCTGGCCGCCTCCGACCGCGGCGACGAGGTGCTCGTCGAAGTGCGGGGGTGTGTGCGTGTCTGTCATCGGTTACCTCGTGACGTCGTAGTTGCGATAGTGGTTGACGCCGCGGTAGCTGACGGGGTAGTGACCCATCGGGTATGACCCCATGGAATAGACGCCGCCGTGGCCGTCGAAGAGCGCCACGTGTGTCGGTGACCCATATGGAAACGCCGCAGAGGGTCGGGTGGTGTAGCCGTAGAAGACGAGGTCGCCAAGCTCGAGGTCGCGGTATCCGCACCGCTCGCCGCCGAGCATGAGCGTTCCGGTGTAGCCGAGGCCGTCCCATGGCCGGCGGTTCGGGTTCGGGGCGCCGCCGGCGTAGTGGCAAACCGAGACGAAGCCGGAGCAATCCATCCGGGTCGGAACGCCGGGCGGCTTGCCGAGCCAAAACGGCCGAGCTTGCGAGTAGGCGATGCTCGACCGGTGCGCGTACCACCACGCGGCGGCCGCCACGATGGTCTTGCGGATATGGAGGCCGGGGTGGTCGGTGAGGAGGTGGTACTCGGCGACCATGAGCCGCACGGCGAGACGGTCGAACGCCCACTCGGACGGCTTCGCTTTGCGGTGGAGGCCGTCTAGGAGCCGGTGCGTGACGGGACCGTAGATGCCGTCGACACCGATGCGGTGCTGACGTTGCAGTAGCCGGACGGCGTCGCGCGCGTGGTCGCCGTAGACGGGGGTGAAGCGTCCCCACTCCATGACGCCGACGCGTGAGAGCGCGCGCTTGACGGCGATGACGTCCTCGCCGTTGACGCCGAGCTTGAGGGTGCGAGTGAACGGTGCGCCGGCGTCGCTCATGGCACGAGCTCCACGCCGACGGCCACGTGCGGCGAGTCGCATTCGTCGACGTCGGGGTGGTCGGCGTCTTCGGGGTTGTCGAGCGGCTCGACTGCGTCGTCGGGCGCGGGGAGTTCGGCATGCTGCGGCCGCCGCGTTGGCTTCGGCATCGTGGGGGTTTCCTTCCTCGAGAGTTAGACGACTTTGGTGGTGCCGGCGCCGGCGACGTCGCCGTTGTAGTAGCCGAACGGTCCGAGGTAAACGGCGCGAAGGATGACGCTCGCCTTGAGCGGGTAGCCGGCGTCGTGGCCGTAGCTAATGTCGCCGATGCCTTGCCATCCGCCCGACGTGTTGTAGGTGAGCCACGAGTAGGCGACTCCTCCCTCGTCGGCGTAGGGGATCGGGTTCGCGTTCGGGTGGTTGACCTTCTGCGTTCCGTCGCCAGTCTCGACGACGCCGAGCGGCCACTCGGGGTCGCCGGTGACGTCGCCGGAGTAGACGGTCGACGCCGCGGTTTCGGTGACGACCTCGGGGCTGTCGTAGACACCTCCGCCGGCTCCGATCCGCGAGAGGACGAAGAACGTCCCCTCGAAGGCGTGATAGACGCACGTGACGTCGACGAGATACCAACCAACGCGTCGCGCCTCGACCGACGTGATGATTGTCGCCGGTGTTGCCGGCGAGCCGGGACCGGTGCCGGTGACGTAGCGGAAGATGTAGCCGTCGCCGTCGGCGCCGGCGGCGCCGGTGTTGGCGACGATGTCGCTCCAATCGTCGACGACGGTAAACGGGACGCGGTTCATCGGCTTCGCGCTGCCGACTACGTGCGGAACGGGGAGGTGCGTTTCGTTGTCGCCGACGACGCCGGTTCGCATTTGGTAGCCGGGGTTGCCGGGCGGGATGTAGGTGGCACCGAAGCGGTGCCATTCGCCGTCGGCGAAGTAGATCGGCTCGTGCGTGCTGAGTGGTTGAACGTTGAATGAGGCGTCGTCTTTGTCGCGGAACGCGATTTGCGTTTCGACCCCGTCGGGCGGCGCGTCGGCGTAGAGCGGATGCGTGGGTGTGCGCGTGCGCCGGATGGCGGTGTCGCGCCGGCGAAACGCCGCCTTTTGTTGGATGGCGTCCAGGTCGAGGAAGCCGGCCGCGACGGGGCGCGGGTTGGTGTTCGACGAGCCGCTCACCAGTCGGTCACCACCGACGTCGCCGACGTGAGCGTTTGGTCGTAAAACTGGTTGAGGCCGAGCGAGACGCGCTCTTCCCCTTCGGTCGAGACGGTGCAATCCATCTCGACGATGCGTTGCACCGACTCGATGTGATGCCAACCGAGGTCGTAGTCGACCATGATGTAGACGCCGGGGTAGGTGATGTTCCAGAAGTTCGGGATGGCGGCGGGGTTGACGGTGATGGGGATTTCGTGGAGCGGGTTCGCGTCGACGACGAGCTCGGCGGTGGTGAGAGCTTCGAGCGCGAGGAGGTTCTTGACGTCGCCGAAGTCGGCGATGCGGTCGCGCCGGCGGTAGCGCGCGGAGACGGCGGGGAAGTGCTTGTTGACTCCGCCTTGGCGTTGCGCGGTGCCGGCACCGACGCCGAGCACGTGCGACGCGGTCGGTCCGGCGTTGTCGAATTCGACCTCGTCCATGTTGGCGAGTTGCGTGACGACGTCGACTTCGAGCGTGAAGACGGGCGATGCCGGATCGCCGAGCTTCGGTGCGACGATTTCGAGGGTGCGCGGTGACGAGCCGGGGACGAAGCGGAAGTCGAATCCGCCGGCCTGCTCGTCTAGCTCGGAGAGTTCGCGGACCATGTCATAGATGGAGCGGTCGTCGAACGGCTCTATGGCGTATTTGATGGTGTGGCCGGTCGAGTCGGCGTCGACGGTGAAGTCGAGCGAATAGGCGGGGTTGGTCGAGTCGGGCGCGGCCGGATAGTTTTGTGAGAGGTCGCGCGCGAATTCGAGGATGTCCTTGGCGATGAGTCCGGTGTCGGCGGCGGGGTCGACCTTGAACCGGAAGCCGCTCGGATAGTTGACATAGGAGAGCGTCGCGTCATACGGCCAATGGCGGTCTTGGAGGTAGGCGAGATAACACTTGCCGCCGACCTCGAGATGGTCGCGCGGCTCTTCGCCGTCGGCGAGGTGGACGCGGGTGTGCTCGCCGTCGAGGATGACGGTGGAGCCGCGCTTGAGGACGAAGTCGGTGCGTTTGGGTCCGATGACGTCGACGCCGATGGCGGGGTTGCCGTCGATGTCGAGCGCGGAGTCGCTCACTTGGTAGTCGATTTCGGAGGGGTCGAGCTTGCCGAGCCGGAGGACGAAGTGGAGTTGCTCGGGGTAGACGGTTTGGATGAGCGCGCCACCGCCGCTCGTCGTGATTTCGGGGTGGCCGACGGTGACGGGGATGTATTCGTGCTCACGGTGCTCGACCGTCCAGAGCGTGTCGGGTGTCGCCGGCACCGAGCCGCCGGGACGTGCGACCGAGCCGGCGTTCCAGACGACGCCGGTGGTGCCGGGTGTCGCGCGCGCGTCGGCGATCCACGAGTGCGGCGTCGTGCTCGTCGTGTAGACGATGACGGCGAACGTTTGCGACGGTGTCGGCGGGAACGGCGTGAGCGTGAGCGAGAGCGTTATGGGGGTGCCGGCGACTGAGGGCGAGCTCGTCGTGCTTTGGCCGGAGCCGGATGCGAGGGTGTAGACGAGGCCGGAGACGAGCGGCGTGAACGTGACCGAGAGGGCGGTGGCGCCGTCGTAGGTCCATGCGACGTCGGCTTGGCTTCCTACGCCGGCGAGGCCGTAGTAGAGGATGCATTCGCCGACCTCGAGCCATCCGTAGTCGGAGTTGGCGTCCGAGTCGGCGACGGCTACGCCGAACGCGTCTCCGCCGGAGAGTCCGCCGACGTCGGTGATGGTGAGGACGAGCGGGTCGGAGACGTAGACGTCGTTTTGCTCGGTCGAGTTCGGGTCGTTCGAAAAGAGGTCGTAGTGGTGGCCGACGACGCCGCCATGCACGGTGGCGGTGATGGTCGACGCGCCGTCGTAAGTGAAGTCGACGGTTGCCACTTAGACGATGTACGCGTCGCCGGAGGTGTCGCCGGTGAAGTAGCCGTCGAACACCTCCCACTCGAACCGATAGGGGACGATGACGCCGGGGTCGATGTCGAGGATGCAATCCCACGAGACGAGCATGACGTCGGCGGTCGCGGTTTCAGTCATGCCAAACCCCTGATACGTGAGCGAGCCGACCTTGGTGTCGCCGGCGGGGATGGTGAGGTCGGGGAGGATCGTGAGAAGCATGAGCCGCGCCTCTTCCACGATGGCCGCCTGACGGGTTGCAACCGAGCCGCTGGCCCCTTTGATGAGTCCCTCGTGCGTTACGGCGAGCGGATTGGTGTACGGCTTCCTACGGTGCGAGCCGTGCATTTGCATTCGCGGCCGCGACTGGCCGCGCGTGGAGCTCGCGAGGTCCCATCGGCGGACGCTGCGGCCGGTGCCGACGAAGTCATACGTGCTGGCGGTGAGGTTTGTGAAGCGGAGGAGGCTAATCACTTGACACCGGCTTGCCGGCGCCGGAACGCCTTGCGGTCGAGGGCGGCGGTGACGCGCTCGGGTGATGCGCCGTCGGCGTGGACGTGCGTGACCTCGTGGTGCGACGGGACGACGCCGGAGGTGGTGACGCCGCGGTGGCGGCGGTGGTACGCGTCGCGGTATTGGGTGTCGAGGAAGCGGCGTCGCTTGTCGGCGGCGGTGAGGTTGAAGCCGTCGGTTTCCTGTTGGAGTTGCGAGCGCCAGTCGGCGAACATTTGGGCGATATGGTCGCGCACCTCTTTCGTCACGGCGCCGAGGCCGCCGGCGAGGACGCGGCGGATGCGCGCGAGGATGCGTTGGTTGGCGGCGGTGTCGAGGATGGTGCCGTGAATGCTTTTTTCGATCGGTCCGAGTTGGTGGCGGAGCGACGCGGTCGAGGGGGTGAGCGGCTCGCCGCCGGGTCCGAGTCCGAGCGCGCCGAATTGCCGAGCGACGAGCGCGGAGTGCCGGTTCGCGGCTTGTTGCCGGCGGACGTCGAGGATTTGCCCTTCGACTTGGATTAGCTGCTGCTCGAGGTCGTTGGTGCGGCCGACTTCGCGGATGCGCGCTTGGATGGCGGCCTCGACGCGGCGGAGCGCGGTGATGTCATCGCCGAGGCCGACGGTGAGGCCGGCGCGCGCGACACCGACTTGGAGGGTGTCGAGGAAGTTTTGCCACGCCTGCTCGCGCGTCGCCTTGATGCGCGCGCCGATGGAGAGCACCTCGTCTTCGAGGGTGAGCTTGCGCGTGATGTCGCGCGTGCGTGCGATGCGCGCGGAGATGAGGCCGGAGATTTGCGTGAGCGCGCGAACCTGGGCGCGGGTGCCGGTCATGTAGTCGACGCGGCCGAGGCGTTGGCTAATCATCGCGTCGAAGCGTTGGTTGCCGCGCTCGACGGCGCGGTTGCGTTGCGCGCGGCCGGCGCCGGAGGCGGCGAAGATCGCGCCGGCGGCTCCGGGGTCGAGCGTTCCTTGCGAGATGCCGAGCGGTCCGTTGGCGCCGTAGAGGCCGAACGGCTCGCGGCCGAACGCGCCGGGTGTCGGGAGTCCGGCCGGCATCGGGACGCGCGCGCCGTGGCCGACGTTGATGCCGGTGAGGAAGTGGAAGATGTCGGCCGCGCGGCCGTTGCCGCCCCAATTCATAAAGCCGGGGACGCGCGAGCGGAGCTTGTCGAACCACGATTGCTTATGCGTGTCGAGCTCGGTGGCGATGACGAGCGTGATGGGGATGCGCCACCCAATCGTCATACGTTCGAGCATGCCGCGAAGCCGAGACGCTTGCGCGACGGCGTCGCCGCGGACGCCTAGGTTGGTGTATTGGCCGACGCGCTCGACGACGGCCGAACGTCCGAGGAGCCGTGCGCCGAGGCCGCGCGCGGCGAGTCCCGCGGCGGCTCCGCCGGCGGCGGCCTCTCCGGCACCGATGGCGGCACCTCCGCCACCACCCTCGACCGCGACGCCGCCGACGCCGCCGAGGAGCTTGCGGGAGCCGTAGACGCCGAGCAAGAGTGCGAGGAGCGAGCCTCCCTTCGGCGCGATGCGCGACACCTTTTCGAGCGCGCCGGCGAGTCCGCCAATGACGGTCGAGAGGTCGTGCGCGACTGTCTTGATGTCGCCGAGGACGCGCTGTTGGTTCTTCGACTTGTCGAGCCAATCCGCGGCTTTCGAGAGGTAGCGCGTGATGGTCGGCAGGAGCGCGGCTCCGAGGACCTCTTGGAAGTTTTCGAGCGCGACGTTGAAGCGATCTTGCGCGCCGGCGGCCGACTGGCCGTACCGGGCGGCGGCGCCGGCGTAGCGGCGTTGGAGGAAGTCGAGGAGTTGGATGCCGGACGCGGCTTTGGGCGCGTCGATGCCGACGCGGCGGAGCGCGCCGCTCATGCCGATAGACGCGCGCATGACGAGCATGGCGGCGGCCTCGAGTTCGATATGCCGGCCGCGCGCGACGTTGACGGCGATGGCGTTGAGGCGGAGCGCGGTGTTGACGTCGCGCGTGCGCCTGACGAAGTTCGAGAACGTTTGGAGGAGCCGCTCGTCGTCGAAGCCGGAGATGCGCGACTGTTGCTCGGCGACGGCGCGGATGCGCGCGCCGTATTCGCCCCATGAGACGCCGGCGTTTTTGAGCGCGACGCGGGTTTGGCCGAGGACGACTTGTTGCCGTTGCGCGGCGTCGATGGTCGACCGGAATGCGGCGCCGACGCCGAGGCCGGCGAGCGCCGGCGCGGACGCGAGGAGGAGCGACCGCCCGACGCCGCGGAGGCGGAGCGAGGCGGCCGCGAAGCCGCGCGACGCGCGCTCGGTGTCGCGTTCGAGGTGGCGGACGCCGGCGCCGGTGCGCCGGAACGCGCGCTCGACCGACGCCGAGTCGCCGATGATTTCGACGCGGACGGACCTACTCGCCACTTAGCGGCCACCCTCCGCGTCTTTCCGCTGTTGCTCGAAGAGCGTCACGATTTGCTCTATGGCATGCGTGGCGATGGTGTCCTTGGTGACGCCGTAGCGACCCATCCATGGCGACCAAAGCAACCACGGCTCTAGGGCGCCGGGGTAGTTGCCTGTGAAGTGGCGGAAGTCTCGGGCGGAGTCGAGGAGGCTTCCTCCGAGCGCGAGTCCGCCGTGCGTGCCGGGGGGTCGACATCACCCTCACGCTCGGCCTCAATCTCCGCGAGCTCCGGCTCAAGTCCGATGACCTTGACGTCGTCGAACGTGATGCCGGCGCATATGCGGACGACGCGGTCGCGGCGAAGCGTCGGGTTCGCCTGCCATATGGCGACGGCGAGCATGCCGAGCAAAACCTTCGGGTCTTCGAGTCCCTGCTCGGGGTCGTCGATGGCCTCGCAAAAGCGGAGCCAGTTGACGCCGGTGAGTTCCTCGACGAGAACCGGGTCGACGAGCCGGTAGACGACCGGCAACGGGTAGCGCCGGTTGCGCCACTCGAATTCGATTTTGAGTTCCGGCTCGGCCGCGGCGGCGTCGGTGGTCGCGGCCGCCTGCAACTCGGGGTCGGGAATCGTGGTCGTGGGGTCCACGTTCTAGCTCCTCTCGAAGATGGTTGCGATGTCGCCGAGCGCGTGCTCGACCTCGTGCTCTATCTCTCCGACGTTGTGGGTGAGCGCCGGCCAGAGCGCGTCGTCGATGAGCGTGACGCCGAAGCGGGGACGCTTGCGGTTCGGGTCGCGCGAGCCACGCGTGCGCGGCGCGACGTAGACGGTGCCGATGGTCGCGCCGACTCGCATGCGCCACCACCTCGAGCGGGGTGACATATGCGAGATGGCGGTGCGTGCGCGTTCCTCGGCGGTTTCGCGGACGGCCTCGCCGGCGTGGAGTAGCCGCTCGCGGACGATGCGTTTGGTGGACGCGCCGGCGCGCGCCGCGGCGCGGTTGAGTTGCCGGAGGCCGGTGATTTCGATGCGGTATTCGGATGCCATGAGGGGGAGAGTGGTGCGCGCCGCGTTGGCCGACGCCGTCGCCCACGATTCGACGGCGCCGGCTTTAGCGGTCGTCGCCGGCCATGACGGCCGGCTACGGGGTGGTGTCGGCGACGATGCCGGTGTCGCTCGCGTTGTAGAACGTGACGCGGTTGGTGTTCATCTCGTTGATGGTCCCGCTCAACGGCTGCCAACCGTAAAGCTGGCCGGTCATGGTGTAGGCGGGATTGTTGGCGGCGACGGCGCCGGGGAACGGCTTGACGATGATGATGACCTGGGCGTCGTTGTCGTAGATCGCCTGCAAGAGCGGCGTGAGCGACCCCGCGGCGTAGTCGTTGTATGCCTCGAATTCCATGGAGCCGTCGCCGATGCCGGGGCGCGACTCCATCATCGCGTTTCCGAAGCCGGTGGCGTCGACGCGCGGCTTCGACTCGTCGATGGTGACCGAGCGAAAGAGGCCGGAGAGGTCCGTGCCGTCGATGCTGACGCTCGGGTTTTTGATTACGTGCTTGCCGTCGGGCATTCGTTACTCCTTCCCTGTTTTCTCGTCGACCGTCTTGGCGTCCGAGCGGACGCGCTCTATGCGGCCGGTGTTGATGGCACGTTCCTCGTGGGCTTGTTCGAGTTCGAGCTCGACCACGGCGCCCGGCTCGTGGCCGAGGAACGAGTGCGTTCCGGTGATGCGGTACTTGGGCATTCGCTTCCTCCTCGGCGTTAGGGGTTGGTGGCGGCGCGAATCTTGGCGGCGTTGGCTTCGAGCTCGACCGACCATTCGCACCCGATGAGCGGCGCGTTGGGTGTGGCGGCGGCGGCGTAGACGCGGTAGCCGGTTACGGTGCGGACGGTGAGGTCGTCGACGAGCCCGCCGAGGGTGACGTCGGCTTCGAGGAGCTGTTGCACGCACGCGGGCGAGTCCGGGGAGAGGAGCCTGTCGAGGAGCATTTGCGCGCCGATGTCGGCGACCGCACCTACATACGCTTGCACGGTCAGCATCCACCGTTCGAGGCCGTCTTGGAATGCCTCGTGGAAGTTGACGGCGTCGGCGTCGAGCGAGCCGGGACGGACGAAGAATCCGGGTGCGGGCGGATTCGAGAGCTCATACGGTTGGGGCGCGAAGCCGGCGGCGGCGGTGAGCTTCGCCACGATGGCCGACCGGACGCGCGTGAGCCAAAGGTCGCCGTCGGGCATTAGAGGATTCCCATGCCGGCGCCTTCGCCGCGCACGTAGGGCTTGATGAGCTCGGCAACGTCGGGGTCGGTGCGCGCAAGCCGTGCGGCGGCACCCTCGTCGATGCCGACGGAGAGGATGCCGAGCGGGGCTTGGCGCGCGCGGACGGCGTAGCGGGTGACAAGGAAGAGGACGGCCTGCTCGATGCCGGGCGGCGTTGCTTCCCACCCGAAGCGACCGGTGACGCGGATCGCGTTGGCGCCGAGGCCGCGCCATCCGGTCTTGTCGAGGTTGCGGACGAACCAGTCGGAGCCATACGGCCACGAGCTCCACTTGGCGACGATGGTGGTATAGGGCTCTCCCTTCGCCGGCGCGTTCGCCGGCGTGAGGAGGAAGTCGGTGTCGACCGTCCAGCTCGTCGAGTAGGTGCCGTCGCCGGCGGTATCGATGTCGACGGCGTCGAGCTCGATGAGGTCGTCGATACGGACGAGCCGCGGCGTGAGCGGCGTGAATAGCCGTTGCTCGCCGGCGGCGCCGGGGTAAAACTGCCGGTCGCCGCACGCCTTTTCGACGCCGCGGCAAGCGGCACGGATCGCGCGTTGGAGGTCCTCGTCCATGTAGCCGGTGACGCCGGCGATGCTGAGCGTTGACTTGACGGATTCGAGCTCGATGTAGGTGTGGGTGAGCGGCGCATGCGCGCGGAATTCGATGAGCGCCTCGCCGACGTCCTGGGTCTTGCCGGATGCGGTTTCGGTGACTTCCCACCAAACGAGGAAGTAGCCGTCGACGTCGACGTCGGCCCCCGACCATGAGTAGTGAACCTCGCCGGCGGCGGCGTTGTCGACGATGGCGGCCTGGTCGATGTCGGTGGTGGCGGAGCCGACGGGGCGGCGTTTGAAGCGGACGGAGAAGTTGGTGAGGTCGAACGGCTGTCCGTCGATGGTGATGGTTTCGCTGATCGCCGGGTTCCGGTTGCCTTGCCAGAAGACGAGGTGCTCGCTCATTGGGTGACCGTGACCTTTTTCGGAGACGGTGAGCCGAACCGTGCGGCTCCTAGCGTGTTCGTGAATCCGGCCGCGCCTAGCGTGCTCGTGAAGACGGACGCGTCGGCGGTGCTGGTGAGGCCGGGTCCGCCGGGGGTGGGTTGGTCGAAGAATCCGAGGATGAGGAGTCCGCCGATGGCTTCGACGGCGAAGCTCTCGTCGAGCTCAAGCGCGGTGCCGACGGTGCGCGTTTTTGTGCCGAGGAGCGCGAAGGTCGCGTCGAGCTCGGCCGCTGTTCCGACGCCGACGCGGTGGTAGCGGAGGATGGTGAAGGTTGCGTCAAGCTCGTCGGGCCGGCCCACCGTGGCGAGCTTCCGGCGTGCGACGGCGAAGCTCGCGTCGGTTTCGAGCGCCGTGCCTGCGTTGCGGGTTTTCCGCGGCGGGGCGGCGGTCGCGGCGTCGGTTTCGAGCGCGGTGCCGACCGTGATGTTGCGGCCGAGCCGTTGCGCGGCGAGCGCGAGGTCGGTTTCGACCGCGGTGGAGGTAGCGCGGCTCTTCCTGCGCGCGAGCGCGAAGGTGGCGTCAGTTTCGGCGGGTGTTGCGGTGGTGCGGAGCTTGATGCGGGCGGCGGCGACGGCCGTATCGGCCTCAAGCGGCGTGGTAACGGCGAGCCGCTTGCGCGTCGAGAGAGCGAAGGTGGCGTCGGTTTCGGCGGATGCGCCGGCGTTGCGGCTCTTGCGGCGAGCTGCGGCGAAGCTCGCCTCAGTTTCGAGCGGCGTGGTCGTCGACTTGCGCTTGGTGGCGCCGACCGCGATGGCGAGGTCGGCTTCGAGGGGCGTGCCGAGGACGCGAATGTTGCCGTGGGCGGCGACGAATGACGAGTCGGTTTCGAGGGGGAGGCCGAGCGTCTTGGTTTTGAGCGTGGCGAGCGTGAAGGTCAAGTCGAGCTCCGCGGCGAGTCCGACCGTGACGCGCCGGGTGCGGACGAGCGGAGCCGTGAAGGTCGAGTCGGTTTCGAGCGGCGTGCCGGCGGCGAGTGACTTGGAGCGTGCGGCGGCGAAAGCCGCGTCGGTTTCGACGGGTGTGCCGGCGGTGCTGGTTTTCGCCCGGCCGGCGGAGAAGCTCGCGTCGCTCTCAAGCGGCGTGCCGGCGGTGCGAGTCTTCGAGGGTGCCGCGGCGAGGCTCGCGTCGCTCTCAAGCGCGGCGACGGCCGCTCGCGTCTTGCTCTTCGCCGTCGAGAAAGACTCGTCGGCCTCAAGCGGCGTGCCGGCGACGCGCGTCTTAGCGCGCGCGGTGGCGAAAGCCAAGTCTGCTTCGAGGGGCGTAGTTGCGGCGCGACTCTTCGACCGGCCAGCGGCGAAGCTCGCGTCGGTTTCGAGCGCGGCGGCGGTGGAGCGAACCTTGGAACGTGCGGCGGTGAAAGAGGTGTCGGTTTCGAGGGGGAGGCCGAGCGTTCGCGTCTTGATGCGGCCGGTGGTGAAGGTGACGTCGGTTTCGAGAGCGGTGCCGACGGCTTGGTGGATCGCCGTGGGGATGGGGAAGCTCGTGTCTGTTTCGAGTGGTGTGCCGGCGGCGAGGCGTTTGGCGCGCGCGACGGCGAAGCCGAGGTCGGCCTCAAGCGCGGTGCCGAGGAGTTTGCTCTTGAGGCGCGCCGCGGCGAACGAGCTTTGGACGTCGGTGGGCGTGCCGAGTGTGCGGCTCTTTTTGCGGGCGAGCGCGAATGAGAGGTCGGTTTCGAGGGCGGTGCCGGGGCTTGCGGAGATCCCGGTCGCGGTTGAGTAGAAGTCGTATTTGACGGTTCCGTTGTCGTTGAAGAGGACGCCGATGCCGCCGGAGGTGAAGACGGCGTTGACGCCTTGGACGGTGGCTACTTCGAAGGCGGTGTCGGTCCCCCACGTGTTCGAGCCGCCGTCGGAGTCGTGGTAGATGTCGCTGTTGGTGGAGGCGACGAAGAACGCGTGTTTGGTTGTGCCGTCGACGGCGAGCGCGCCGGGGTTCGACGCGGTCGCGTCGACGGCGAGGGTGTCGCCGACCGTTGTGACGGTGAGAGCCGGGTTGGCGGCGGAGTTGAGCCTTAGCACCTGGAGCTTGCTACTCGCCGTGGCGCTTCCTTGGAAGGGGAGCGCGACCTCGGTGTTTGCGCCGTTTGTGAAGGTGACGGGGATGCCGCAGAGGTAGTTTCCTGTCGTCGAGCCGGCTCCTGACGTTGAGGCTTCCGTGTCCAGCGCGTTCGCGGAAGAGAGTGAACGGTGGAAGAGCGAGCCGGTGGAGCCCGCCTTCGAATAGAAAACATGGACGCGGTCCGAAGCGCCTAGGGCGGCGGCGCGGAGGTCGTAGTGGTCGGTCACACCGGCACCGAATTGGACGGGCGTTCCCCACGCGCCGCCGCCGTAGATGACGTAGGAGAAGCGGCGCCGGGCGGTTCCCATTACACCCTCGGTCACCGACTGGTAGAAGACAACGCGTTCGCCAGTTGAGCGGATAGACAGAAAAACCGGCCAATGGCTACCAACGTCGGCGCCCCAATTGGTCGGGCCTCCGCCGACGGTTGTCCCCCACGTGTCGGTCGCCGTTGAGAACGTGGCGAGTGTTATTACGGCGGACGCGCCGTTGTAGACGACGTGGATCGTCGTGCCGTCAGCGGTGGCGTAGAAGCCGAGCGTGCCATTTAGCGATCCTGGCGCATGCGAGGCGTCCTGCTCCACCCAGGTTCCCCCGGCATCGGTGCTTTTGTAGGCGCGGATCGATGCGGCCGCTGTGTCTTGGGTGAACGCGTAGAGGGAGCCTCCGACGAAGAACGGTCCGAGAGAAGCGTTGCGGTAGTTCGGCCAAGAGCCGGAGAGTGTCGAGGGTAGAGGCATCTACACGACCGTCCCGTTTTCGTCGGCCACGACGTCGGGCGGCGAGAGACGCGCTTTCCACGCCGCCGCGGTCTTCCAATTGAGCCGCGAGTCTTGGGCGGTGGTTGCGTCGGCGAGTGTCAGAATATGGAGGAGGTTCGCCGAGCAAACGCCTCGGAGGTTTGTGAGGGCGGTGGTGATCTCAGGGTCGCTCATGCACGTGAGGAGGTCTTCGGTGACGAGCAACGCGAATTTTTGGGCGCCCTGCAACCCCGCGTCTCGGCGTGCGGGTGTCATATCGCCGGAGACGAGTGCGGAGCGGACGTGCAAGCGGGCGGCGATGGCGGGGAGGAGCGCCTGTCCGCGGGTGATGGCATAGGAGCTCGCGTCGTAGCCGTGCGCGTCGTAGCCGGCGGCGACGCATTGGTTGACGAGGTAGCCGAAGCCGCAACCCCATACGGCGAGCTTTTGGTTGTTGGGTGCGGCGAAGCCGCGGAGCTGCGCGACGCGGGCGGCAAAGAACGGGTATTCGTGGTAGCCGCCGCCGTCGGCGGGGTTGTAGTAGAGAGCCGACGACCCCTCGGCGGGGGTCGCCGGCTCGAAGTCCGGCCGTTGCGCGAGTAGCGACAAGGGCGTCGGTTTAGCTCGCGCGGTAGAAGTTGGTGATGACGGCGGTGACGTCGGAGCCGTCCGGGGTGATGGCGAAGTCCTGTTGCACGAGCGGAACGCGCGAAGCGTCCGCACCGGTGTCCTCGACGGTGATGAGGTCGGTGGAGGTGCCGGACGTCACGGCGGTCCACGTTTGGTCGGCGATGTCGAGGTCGACGCGGTCGTTGGTGTTGTCGACGGTGAGCGTCACCGACGCGTTGGCGATGCTCTTGCGAGCCCACCCGTTCGCGGTGCGCTCGGTGACGCCGCCGCCGGTGATCGCGGAGACGGTGGCGAAGTCCTTGATGGTCGCGTCGGTGACCGCGGCGACGTCGACGACGAGGACCTGGATGTTGGCGCCGTCGCGGATTTTCTCGGCTGCGGCGCCTTTGGCGATGTTGAAGACGAAGTCGGCCATGACTAGCTCGCCGCCTTTCCTGACCGGACGAGCCGCGTGACGTACTCGTGAGTTACGCGGTGCGTGCCGTCGTCTTCGCGGTACCGGCCGGGATGCTCGACCACCTTGTAGCGAAGATCGCCGCTTGCGAGGTGCAGCACGATTTCGTCTCCGGTCACGACGGGGTTTCGCTCGTATGCCTTGCCGTCGACCTCGGTGGAAACGACCCTCGGCTTGGTGAATTCGAGGTAGCCGTCCTGAGAGGCGCGAGCGACGAAGCTGTCGGCGAAGTTGTGGTCCTTGGGTGCGTCGCCGACGAGCTCGACCCGGTCGAGCGGCCACGGCTCATGGTCGTCGCCAGGGGTGTCGGGGTTGACGAGCCGCTTTTCGTAGACGGGCGAGCCGTCTTCGAGCTCGTCGACCTGCACGATTTTCGACACTCGACGGCCGGAGCTTGTGTCGGCGTGCTTGATGATTTGCAGCATTCGCCGCTCCTCCCTTCGAGTTACTTGGAGTTGATGGGGGTCGGGTCGCCGGCGGTGACGCTCTTGACGGCGTTGTTGGGGTCCTTCGCGGCGGCTTCGAGGTCGCGCTTGATGGCCTTGCCGACCTCGTCGCTTTCGTCGAGCTGGTAGTAGCTCGTCGTGCCGTCTTCCTCGGTGACTTTGACGTTTTTCAGCGCCATGGTTCCTCTCTCGGTTGCGGTGGTGGAGGCGGCCGCCCGGCTTGCGACGGCCGCCTCCCGTTCGGTGGTTCGGGCTTACGCGGCGGACGTGACGGTTGCGAAGCCGGCCGGGCGGAAGACGCACAACGCGAGCTCCTCCTCGGCGCGGAGCATCACCTTGTTCTCGCCGAAGAACGTGCTGTGCGAGTCGGAGACGGCGAGGTCGATGCCGCCTCGCCGGACCACCATCGCGCACGTGTCGAACGCGCCGACGAGGACCGGCTTGTTGGTCGCCGACTGTGCCGGCATGTTCGCGTTGAGGACGACGCGCAACCCCCAAACGCGCTGCGGCGCCATATCGGCGGCCGGGCCGAGGAGGTAGTTGCGGTTGCCGTCCTTGGCGAGCCGTGCGATTTCCCACGTGGACGGCTTCATGGCCGCCGCGGTGGGCTCCACGAACGCGTCGCGGACGCGCATGGAGGCGTGGAAGATCGCGTCGATGAGCGCCTGGTCGGGGTTCGAGCCGCCGATGGAGTAGCTCGTCGAGGTGTTGATGCCGGACCGGTTGAGGAGGCCTTTGATGTTCGGCGTGGTGCCGTTGCCGGTGAGGAGCTGCGAGTCCTCGCGGTTCTGCACGAAGAGGCGGAGCCGTGCGTTGAGGTACGCGCGGAGGAACGCCTGATTGCGGAGAGCCTTGTTGGTGACCGGCAGGAGGACGGCGATGGTCTGCAACGGCTCCGTGGTGTCGGCGAACGAGAGCTGCGCCTCGGGCTTCGAGTCACCCTCGGCCGTCTCCGCCGCTCCGGTCGCGGTGACCGTCTCGACCGGGTAGACGATGGTGTCGGAGTCCGTCGAGCCCTGCGCCATGAGCGGCCCGATGTTGTTTTCCTGGTAGAGCACCGGCACCGGCGGGAAGTAGTCCGGGCGGCTCGGGAAGCCGGACGAGTCGAAGAGCGTCGCCATCGGCTTCGAGCTCGTCGGCACCTCGCCGATTCCGTGGAAGCCGTAGCCGAAGACGCTTTCGAGCGGGATGCGGACCTTGACGTCCTTTTTGCCGGTGAGGGCGTAGTCGCGCCAACCCTCGGACGCGAGGAAGATCGCGCCGGCGTCGCGGGTGTCGAGCTTCGCCTTGCCGTTGCCGTTGCCGTTGCCGTCGGCGGCCGGGTGGACGTGGCCGTTGTCGGCGCGCTTGTTGAGGTACTCGTCGAGCGCGACGAAGTGGCCGTCGGTGTCGGCCTGCGCCATGAGCTCGTCGCGCCGCTCGCCGAGCACGTTGCTCGAAGCAAGGTGCTCCTGTACGCGGACGGCGTCGTCGCCGGCGACGCCGACGAGGGTGTTGCCGTTGCGCTCGCGGATCGCCATGACGTCCGACGAGATTTCTTTGAGCGTCGTCGTGACCTTTTCGAGCGGCCAGTTGGCGACGTCGGCCTGGGTGAGTTCGGGCATTTCGCTTCTCCCTTACGGGTGGAGGTTGAACCGCTGCCGCTGGAATTCGGCTTCGAGCTCGAAGCTCAAGTCGGTCCGCGGTGCGGTCGGGTCGGTGGACGCGAGGAGCTCGGCAAGCGCCGACGTCGTCGCTTCGAGCGACGTGCCAATGGCGGAGAGCTGTTCGCGTTTCGCCGCGGTGAGGCGGCCTCGCCGCAACTCGGCAAGCGAGCGCGTGCGGTTGAGGAGCGCGTCGACCGCGTCACGCGCGGCGGTTGCCTCCATCACGAAAGAGAGCGGCGGATCGCCCGCGAGCTCGGCGTGCACGCGACGCGTGCTGCCGGCTTCGGTGTCCGTCGCAAGGGAATCCTCGCTCGGTTCGGGCGCGGGATCGCCGGCGGCGCCGTCGACGTCGTCGTCGATGTCGACCTCCGCGCGCGGTAGCGCGGCGAAGCCGGTGCTCGGCGCCTCGACAACCGCAACGGCGTGCCGTGCGCGCGTGATGCGCGCGGAGTTGTCGGCGAGCATGGAGCCGAGGACGCGCTCGATGGGTGCGACGCCGTCGACCATGCCGGCGTCGAGAGCGCGCGCGGCGGTGAGCATGCGGCCTTGTCCGAAGTCCTCGCGGACGGTCTTGGAGGTGACGCCGCGGCCGGCGGCGACCGCGTCGATGAATTTGCCGTAAAACTCGTCGACGAGGCGTTGCAGCTCGGCGCGCGCCTCCTCGTCGAGCGGCTCGAACGGGTTGCCTTCGGTCTTGTATTTGCCGGCCGAGACGAGCGTCGTTTTGACGCCGAGCTTCTCCTCCATGCCGGATATGTCCTCGTGCATGGTGAAGACGCCGATGGAGCCGACGCCACCGGAGGGGGTGACGTACACCTCGCCGGCCTGCGCGGCGAGCCAATAGGCGGCGGAGGCGGCCATGGTGTTCGCCACGGCGACGATGGGCTTGACGTCGCGCGCCTGCCGGATTTCGTTGCCGAGCTCTTCGATGAGGTCGGTGGAGCCTCCGGGCGAGTCGACGTTGAGGAGGATCGCGCCGACCTTGGAGTTGGCGAGCGCGCCGCGAATGTCTCCCTGTAGCCGCTCGACGGAGGTGCCGCCGGAGATTTCGGTCATAAGGTCCGCGCGCGGGGTGATGACGCCGTAGACGGGGATGACGGCGACGCCGCCGGCGGTGTCGGTGTCGCGGCGGGCCGGCCCGGCACCGATGGCGGTGCGTACCTCCTCGTCGGAGAGCTCGACGCCGGTGGCGCGGAGGCGGACGAGGTCGTGGATGGCGGCGAGAGTCTTGGGGTGGATTGCCCACGGCTCATGGCTGAGCTTCCGGGCGATATGCGGGTAGCGGCGATTCCCGCGGGTGGCGGTGTCTGTTTCGCTCATGCGGGGCGTCTCCTAGGGGTTGGTGAGCTCGCGCCGGTCGAGCTCGCGCGCGAGCTCCGCGGCGACCGCGGCGACTAGCGCCTGGTCGACGTGACCGTTGCCGTTCGACGAGTTGCCGTTGCCGTTCGACGTCGAGGCCGGCGCCGTGGGTGCGCCGTCGCCGTCGACGGGGTAGGTGTTGATTTGCCGGATGAAGATGTTGTCGCGGTCGTCCTCGACTTCGAGCCCCATGCCGCGGCGTGCCTCGGCGACCATTTCCCAACCGCCGCGGACGGCGAGGTCGTGCCGTTGCGCGATTCGGTATTGGTCCTCCTGCAAAACGCGGACCTTGGAGAGGTCGAAGCCAAAATGCCACGAGTCGAGCACCTCGTCCTTGGCGACGAAGTCGGTGACGAGCTGGAAGAGCACCTCTTCGGCGAGGATGCGTTGCATCGGGATTAGCCCACCCTCATAGGCGGCCTCGCGCGCCTCCCCCATGTTGGTAAACGTCGACCGGTCGAGGCCGGCGCCCAATCCGGCGACGATGGCGGGGATGCCGGTGACGGCGGTGACGCGCTCCTCGGGGATGCGGCGGAGCTCGCGGAGGACGAGTTGCTCGGGCGAGAAGCCGAATGAGCTGACCTCGGTGGCGCCGCTCATCACCAACGGCTCGCCACGGTTCTCGCCAGAGAACGCCGTCCGCATGTAGTCCTTGGTCGCGGCGACGTCGTCGGCGTTCGGTGCCGGCGCGCCTTTCGCCGGCGAGATAACCAAGCCGGGGACGCCCATGTTGCGGAGGAGCGTCGCGGTGAACGTGGCGGCCTCCTCGTCGGTCACGACCTCGCGGATGACCGACCGGAGCGGCGACATTCCCTTGCGTGGGTTCTCGGGGTCGGCGCCGTATTTGAAGTGGACGATGTCCGCGGGCGGGATCGTGAATTCGACGCCGTCGACGGTGTAGACGTACTCGGTGACGAGGTCGGACCCGTCGCCGTTCGGCTCGACCATCCATGACGGCAACCACCAAAGCTCTACGGGGATGCCGCCGGGCGACCGCACCTTGCGCCAATAGGCGTCGGAGTTGACCATCCAGTCGGTTACGGTCGCCATCCAGAGCAACGGGCCGGTGAAGAACGGGTTGGGGCGGCGGAGGAGCCGGAGGACGTCGTGCCGGCGGACCGGTTCTTCGCGGCCTTGCTCGTCCTCTTTCCAGAGCTTCGGTGGCGCCTCGGGGAACGTGCGCGCCGCCCATTGAACCGGGGCGGCCACCGCGCTCGACGAGAGCCAATCGTAGGAGTCGGGGAACGCGTACCGGCGCGTCCAGAGTCCCCACCGGAACGGCGTCGCGGTCGGGAAGACCATGCCGGCCAACCGGCGCGCGCCGCGCGCGGGCGCCGTCACGAGCGAACGGAGATTCACGCGGCCGCCCTTCCACGCCGGAGCGGGTAGCGGCCGGCGCGCGTGGAGACGTCGCCGGCGCGGCCACACCGGCACGCCTCGATGGTCGTGATGCGCTCGACGTCTTGGAGGTCGATGCGCCGGAGCGGGTGGCCGTCACGGTCGCAACGCCACTCGCGCCAGAGCTGCCGGAGCCGCCTCACGCGGCCGCCTTCGGCTTGCGCACCGGATACACCTTCGACGCTTCGAGCACCGTGCAAAGGTGCGCGTTGAAGTCGAGCCGCGCCTTCACGAGCTCCTTGTCCTCCGATTGGTCGACGTGCAAAAGCTCTTCCAGCTCGGCGATGCGCTGCGCGTCGTCCATGCCGCGGAAGCGGTACGCGATCCGCTCGAACGTGACCGAATGCGGATGGGTGCGCGCCATCACAACGGCTTCCATGAGGAGTCTTCCTCCTCCTCGACAAGCGTGGCGGCGTAGGTCGAGTGCACCATCGCCGCCGCCGTCAACGCGTCCACGACGCGGCGGCGCGCGACGTTCGCGTTGAGCGTGCGCGCCTGACCGACACCGCGCGACGGTGTCGGCCGGTCGAAGCGGATGTCGCCGCGCGGGAGAATCTTCGCAACGGCGTTGAGGACGTGCGTGCGGAGCGCGTCGTCGCCGGAATGCCAAAGCCACCGCATCCGAAGCGCCTCCATCCACCGCTCATAGTCCATGCACGCGAACGAGTCCGACTGGCCGCGGTCGACGACCTCGCAACCAAGCTCGTCTTGCGCCCACGCGGCGAGCTGCTCTCCACGGTGAATGTCCATGACGAGCGTGTGGATGGGGTTGACGGTGTGAACCTCGATGAGCGCCGCCTCGACCGCGCCGGGGTCGAGCGACTGACCGTTGCGCGGCGGTTCGAGCACGGTGGCCGGGCCGAGCAACCGGAAGTCCTCCGCCCGCGGCCACAACGGCACGAGCGCCGTGGTGTCCCACTTCCAAGCGATGTCGAGTCCCGCCCAAACCGCCTCGCCGGCCGGGATCGCGTCGTCGGTGCGCTGCTGGTCCCACTCGGCCTCTTCGATAGCCGAGGCGGACGAGCGGGTGGCGATGTTGCACGTGAAGCGGCGCCAATGCTCCAACGTCCAAGTCGGCGACTCGCGCTTCTCCTGCAACGTCTCGACCGTCACCCCCGAAAACGGGTTCGCGGCCGCGACGAGCTCCAAGTCGTCGACGTCACCCTTCGCCGGCACCGCGTAGTCGTGAATGACCGCGTTCCGGCCGGCCGCGCGCGTGAACGTGTCCGTTCGCGTCACCTCCGGCAACGCACGCATAGCCTCGCGCGCATCCTCGAATTCCGACCCCGGCTCGCCGGCCGTCGAGATAGTCAAAAGCTGACCGTCCCGCTTGTTGGTCTTCCCTCTCCACGTGCGATAAAGGCCGAGCGACTTGTGCCGGTGGAGCTCGTCGATGATCGCCCACGTGAAGATCGCACCGTCGGCGCCACGCTCATCCGCCGCGAAAACCTGCAACCGCGAACGGTTCGCGCGGTTGACGATCCGCCGGTAACCCTCCAACGTCTTGAAGAGCACCACGAGCCGCGGCGACCGCAAAACAAACCCCTCGGCCTGGCGATAACCGAGCTCGGCCTGGTCGCGCGACGACGCCGCCCACGGCACAAACGCCGAGTCGACGTGCTCCAAGTGGTAGAGCGCGAGGCCGGCGAGCGACGTGGTCTTGGTGTTCTCCTCCGGCACCACCAACCACGCCTCGCGGTAGCCCGCGAAGACGTCCTCCGCGAAGTCGAGGAAAAACGACTCGACCTCCCACGGCTCGCCGTTGTCCAACGTCAGCTCAAGCGCCCACCGACGGAAATGGTCGACCGTCATGGGCTTCGCCGAGCGCGAACGCCGGCGCGGCTTAGCGACCGTCGACGACGTCACGCGAACACCTTGCCACCCGGCACGCACGCCTCGACCTCGACGACGCCGGCATCGCCATCGTCCGGCAAGCGGCAGACATTCGCCGTCTCGTCGAAAACCGACCCCGGAACGCCACAAGCGTCGCCGACCTCATGCACCGCGAAAAACGACCAAAGCGAGTCGAGCTCCGCGGCATGACCGGTGCAAACGAGGCCGTTCTCCAAGTCGTCCGTCCAAATCACGTGGAGGAACGGCTCGGCGCCACAATGGCGACCGTCGCCGAGCCAACGCGAACACTCGCGCATCGGTGCTTCGTCGAAAAGCGGCGGCGTCACCCTCACGCGCGCCACGCCTTCCACTTGCGGACGAGCCACCGAACAAGCAAGTCCGACGGATACACCGTCTCCACCTCGACCACGCGTCGCGTTGCGTAGATCGTCACGCCGCCCGATCCTCCTCCGCCTCGCGGAGAGCAACCGCAAGCGGCACCGTCTCGCCGCGTCGCAACTCGTCGTCCGCGCACTGCAACGCGCGATGGAGCTTCGCGTCGCGGATGACCAAGCGGAGCACCGTGCGGCAGGAGACGTCGTCACGATGTAGCCAAAGCCGGCGAATGGAGCCGGCGGCGAGCGGCGGCACCGTCACGCGACGAGTCTTTCTCGCGGAAAACCAGC